TCTATTACCAAAGATCTCAGCTTCTTTATCCATAAGATCTGGTAAATATTGTTGAGCCCACCCCTCTGTATCACTTGTTAAAAAGTCTACATAATTAGTAGTCAACGTTTGTTTACGTGGAGCCGCATCCGGTCCACTTGCACTTGTAATTGCCATTTTGTAATAATTTTAAATTTATGATTTGTTTTTATTTTTAACTTTAAAACCAGCAGCATTATCACCTAGCACTTTAAACTTTAAACCTCCAGCTTCAATTTTTCCATGACTTTGTCTTGGATTCATATCTACATTTTTGGCTTTAGCAACACTATCTTTCATAGCGTCAGCTTTTCCTTGTTCATAAAAGTGTTTTGCAACAGCATCTGCGTTCATTGCTGTGTATAGAGACTTGTGATAACCCATGGCGTCTTTTAAAGCATTTTTTTTGTCCAAAAACTTTTTGGTAAAATTATTTAAATCACTTTGAGTTGTTTTAATCTCATCAACGTTGTTTACATTGAACCTATATCTTTTATCACCGACGTTGTATTCAAAACCTTTGAACTTGTCGTTAAAAACTTCATTAGTTTTTTGTGTAAAAATATCAGAGTTCTTTTTAACTGCTTTTTGATTTGCTTCTGATTCTTTGTTATATCTATTAAAGAAATCCCAAGCTTTTTGTTGTTCAGGTGTAAGCTTTGAACCAGCTTTAATTTCTTCATAGTATTTGGACTTTTGCCCGTCCAAGTGGGCTCTAGCGCTGGCAACTTGCTCTTTTAGCGCTAATTTTTTTCTTCGTATATCTCTTTCTTCGTCTACTTCTTCGTCGTAAGAGAACGAGTCTTCCATAAGGAAGTTAATTTCTTCTGCATTTAAGTGAGGTTTTGTTTGCTTGTAGTATTCGTACAATAGATTTTGATCATCTAATTTTGAATAATCTTGATTAAGCTTAACGTAGTCACTTAAATCTCCACCAGTTTCCTCCATAAAGTCCATTAACTTTTGAATATTTTCTGGTAATGGTTTTCCAGTAGCTTCAGCTTCTGCTATAGCTTCTTCAACCTGCTCTTCAACTTCTTCAACTTTTTCTTCAGTAATTTCTTCTAATACTGGAGTTTCTTGTGCTTCAGCTTCCGGTTGTACTTCTTCTTGTTTTTCTGTGGGCTCGGCATTTTCAGGCTCTGCAACCACTCCGCTGTCGTCAGCGTTATCTTCTTTAGTTTCATTTTCTTCTTCTTTTGGTGTTGGTGGTTTACTTAAATCTACCTTTATAATACTGTCGTCGCCAGCAGATTCAAATTTACTTTCATCAACTTGCTCAGTTGTTTCTTGAGTAGTTTCTTCAACTACATTTTCATTTTTTTCTTCCATAATATAATATAATAATAATTAATAATTTTAACTAACGTTAAAAGCACCTAAGTCAAACCCGCCTAATGTATCATTACCTGTAGATTCAAAGTTTTTAGGTGGCTTTCCGCTATTTCTTTGGTCAATCATTTCTGATTGTTGTGTAGCTTGTATTTTTGTTCTTTCGTCTTTACGATCTTCTTTTTCTTTTTCTCTGTCTTTTAAGTTTTGCGCATCAACTCCTCTTAACTGCATGTTATATTGAAATTCTAAAGCCATTAATTCTTTTTTAATTTCTGCTTCTTGTTGCATTTTTTGAGCATCAATTTGTGCTTTCATTTGTTCAAACTGTGCTTTTCCTTGTGCTAAAGCCTGTTCTTTTTGAACCTCTGTCTGTGCGGCAGCTTGAGCGGCTTGAGTATTAGATTGTGCTTGTGCTTGTATATTTTCCATTTGCAACTTTCTATCTTTTTCTTCTTTTTTCTTTCTTCTTATTTTAAGAAGTTGATTAGCTAATTTTATATTACGCACTTCTCTAAGATCAATAGCATCTTCAAGCTCTATACTTTTTTGTTGTAATGCCATTTGTATATTATTTTCTAATCTACTTTTTTCTTCTTCATCCGGTTGTAGTTCTATAAATATACCAAAATCATATAAGTGTAACTCTGACATTTCTTCTAAAGTAGCAACGTTATGAGCTCCTATAGCCTGTATAAAAGCTTCTTTAGTTGGGGAATATTCTAATATATCAGATATTCTAAGCGATAAGCACTCTGCTGTTTCAGCGGTTAAATATAAACCAGCTTGCAATATATGTCTTGTTGCTGTGTTTGAATTAGCTGCTGCTAACTTTTGTACTCCAACTAAAGCGTTTTTATCTGGCATACTACCATCTCTTGCTTCGTTTAATCCGGTTACGTCTCTTATCATTTGCAAGTAATAATTGTAGTTAGCAATAAGAGCTTGCATTTTATTACCACCACTACCAGATGTTATTTCTTGAATAGGTACTTTACCTGGGTTCATATCACCTTCACTAGTAAACGATCTACCTATAACACTACCAGTTTGGAAAAACATGTTTAATGCCTCTTGTGGATTATAGTTTGTTCCATTACCTAAGTCAACTTCAGCTAAACCATCCGCGTCTAAATAAACACCATCTGGAACCATACGAGATAACACTTGTTGTAATTTTAAATGTGTCAACTGTATCATATCAGCAAAACCAGTAATACGTTTTACTAAAGAATCTATTTTACCATTATACATACGTGGAGCTACAATAGCATAATTCATTTTTACTTTAGTAAAATCACTTTTAGGCCTCATCATATTTTTAGCCATTTCATATTTAAGTAGTTTATCTGTACCTAATACTAAGGCGCCTTCATACAAACACTCTATAGATCTTAACATTCTACCATAACCACCTTCCATGTTGCTTGGTGGATTAAAAGAGTCATCTTTAGGTATTATTTTATCAGCGCCAGTTCCTGTTTCTTTTATTTTATAAACTTCATTCATATAAGTTTTATAATTAAAATATAAAACTTGTATAGTGTTATTATCTTCTTTATCTTCGCTATATTTAGAGTTGTAATTAGATCTATTGTGAGATTTATTCTTCATTATATCTTCAAGATCGCTTTCTGTTAAATGAGGAAACTGCTTGGCTAATTCGTTAACAGGTATAGATTTAACTTCACCAACATAGTAAATATCATCAAAATAAGGAGAGTCTGTGTAAGAATAAACAAGATTTGCAGGATCAACGTATTCTATAGTAACACCTTCAGATGTCGTAAAGTTAGTTTTAACAGCGCCAATACCACAAACTGTTAAATCTTGATAAAACCTTTTTCTAGTTAGTTCGTATTTATTTCCTTCAAATAAAATATTTAAAGCTTGTTCTTCTGCTAACTCTACAGCCTGCTTGTAATTAAGCTGCATGTGTATGCCTAATTCTTCGTTTGATTTTGGTAAATCTTCATTGGCAATATTAGTTTCTTTTGTATTGATATTAAATCTTGATTCAACCTCATTGTTGAATTCTTGCATTTCCATATCGCTCATTATAGCCTCCATATACTTTGTTCTTTTATCAACACCGTTTGGTGATTGAGAAAAAGCCTTTATATCATATGTTCGTTCTGCTATACCGTTTACAACTATATCAACAAATTTAGGTATAATTGGAACTGGTTTCCAATCTAAATTTAAATAAGACAAATCACCGTTTATAGATAACTCATCTTTATACTTTTGTATTGATTGTTCTCCTCTAGCGTATAGTCTTAAATTATGAAAATTATTTATATTAGATCTATATTTATTTAAATTTCTGTCCTCGTTAAACCATTCTTGCTCTATAGCCTTACCAACTTTCAAACCGTAGTCATAGCTAAGTTTTTCAGCATCGCTAACTGTTTGGCTTGGAAAATAATTTCTACCAGAATATGCCATATTTATTTTATTATTTGTGAATTATTTCCAGTATTAGTATACTTAGAAATTTTTAAGTTTATTTTTTGTTTTTCAACCTTAGCGTTTGGTCTATATAAATGCCTGTTGTTTGCCATTATAGCTAAACCAGAACTTATAGAAGCGTCAAACTTTGTTCTTTTGTTTATATCAAACTTACTCCAATCGTTTAATAGAGCGTTAAAATATAAATTACCATATGTTCCATCTTGCTTTATACCTACGTGGTCTTGTATGTACATTTCAATAGCTGCAGCATGAGCTTGTTTTATATCTTCACTAGAGTTAGGTATACCACCTATTTCTTTTTCTGCAACAGATAATTTATTCCACACTTTATCTGGTCTATTCATACTAAAACCTCTATATCCTCTTCTTCTTAAGTAATATAATAGTCTAGGTTTATTATTCTCTGCAAGTATTGGCATGCCGTAAAATACTAATGCCATTAATACATCTTCAAAGAATATTTCAGCTGTAGGTGGTCTTGATAAGTATTCTAAAAAAAA